GTAACGAATCTCATGCGCTGGAGGTCACTATCGAAGGCGTAGAAGATGCGACTGGATGGGGCAATGGCTTTGGGTCGGTGGTTCGCAAGCCAGCCGTCGCCCTTAATGATACCTTTATCTGCCGCAAGCGTGCATACTCGACACTGTATTTCGACAATACGACGTACAACTTCCTGTACGTCAACAGTGGTGCCTCGTGGCTAGACAGGCCGCCAGGAGACATCCCCGCCTACGATAACTTTGTCGTGCGGGAGATGCGGCGCGAGTCATTTCTGCTTGGAAGAACCGTAATCTCCGCATCCATCATCGTTCCTGGCACTTACTCTAGCGTTACGTTTCCGCAGCGACTGACGGCAATCAAGTCGCTTGAATCCTGCACCGCGTCCATTGGCGACGAAATAGTCTTTGATGCAGACGCCGGAGACTTCGGCACAGCTTTCTCTGGCACCAACCTTCCTCCCAATAACGCGACATGGCAGGAGATTTACGGCGGCACGGCGCTTCTTGGATACAACCTCGCGCCACTATACGGATACAACCTTCGGCACGCGAAGTTTCGCGTGAAGATCATTGAAGGCGGCGGCCTAGAACCAGCGGATAGCCGCGCTTGGTGGTTCGCGACTCCTTACGGCGGCGGCGGTGAGAGCAACACCCCTCCGCAGACGATATCAGTGTCAGTGTCCGCGGCCTCCAATATCGGCTATCTCAGTCAGTTTGCTGGCAACTACACGCTAGAGCTAGGAAAATATGCGAGCGGCACTGCTGTAGACGGGTCTGTTATTTACGGCTCTCAGCATGGCAGCTTTTATGCGACGGCTGCGACTAGAGCGGAGTCTGGTGTCCATCAGACCATATTCGTGGACGCCAGACCTCGGCTTGTCTTCATCAACGGCGATCCTCACGTCTCGTGGTCTGTCGCACTTAACGGAGCGCCGAAGGTGCCTGGCTGGTACGGAGGCGACGGTTTCGGCACGACCTCCCCTGTCCCGTGGGGAGAGAACACATCCGGCACGCTGTCAGGCAGCGGAAGCCTTGCGAGCTACATCGGCGGCGGCGATTTCACCATCACGATCGAGCTGTAGTCATGCCATGCTACCAGCAGCCCTCGCGACCGTGGCCCTACTCATACTCCCAGTCTAGTCCGGCGTCTTCCGGTTCCTACGCCACCGAAGCCGAGTGCCTGCAAGCCTGCAAGGAGGGCGCGTGCTGCGAAGGCACGACGTGCAGCGTCAAGCCGCAGTGCCAGTGCCAGGGGACGGGGAAGACGTTCAAGGGGGTGGGGACGACGTGTGAGCCGAATCCGTGCTTGTGTTGCTGTGAGTTTCTCGATGCTCGACCCTTCGGTCCTGTATTTTCGACAATCGCCTGCACCTCGCCCAACAACAGGCAAAGACGCGCGTGTGATCCGACTCCGCTAACAGTCACCGTGTCCGGAGTTGAAGACGCAGTGGTTGCCGACCTCGGAGGCGCATTATTTCTTTTGGGAGATTTTCAGGAAGTACCACATAAAGACCTTTCTTTTGCCAATACGTCAGGACTGTCTGCGGAACTATGCGGACAGGGGGGCCTTTATGTTCAAGGTCCAGAAGATCAAATACCGGGCGGGTTTTGGATTTACAGTTCAGTCCTTATTGTAGAAGCTTGGTTCTCGCCCTTTTCCATAACTGACGCTGGCGACGAAAGATGCGGCGCCGGCGATATAAGGTTGAATGTCCAGATTGCCTTGGCAAGACAGTGGCGGGTCGGAGCTTATAATATGCCATACTCATTGACATACGAGGGAAAACATACTCAAGCATGCGAGCCACTAGTTTCCTATGAAGGAGCGCAGAGCATGCTAAACGGAAAGCAGGTTGACGTTGCCTGCAACGGTTTTTTCCGTGAAGGGCCAGGTGGCATATTTGGTTCTTATGCGGCAGAGACTCAAAACATTAAGGTCAGCTTTTCAGCCAACCCCCTCCCATGATCCCCTGCCACCGCTCACACCTGGAGGCCCGTTGCCGCGAGCGTGGCTACACGCTCGACGAGGTGCTGCCGTGCGTCGTCTCGCAGGACGGCGACGAGTGGACGATCGACGTGGAGCACCCGGCGTACCCGAGGACGCCGAAGGCTGGGTATGAGCCGCCGCCCACGCCGCCGCCCCCCGACCTCTCCCGCGACGCCGCCGACGCCCCCGGCTTCTTGGCGAAAGTCCGAAACTTCGCCTCGGCCGCCGTATCCCATGTCGCCGCTGGGATGCCGACGTGTACCGACGAGGAGATCATCGCTCGTCACAACATCTGCCTGACGTGCGAGCACCTCAAGGACAACGCCTGCTCGCTCTGCGGCTGCCCCGTGGCGCGGGCGTTTGGGTACGTCAGCAAGCTCTCGTGGGCCGACCAGGAATGCCCGGCTGGTAAATGGGGGAAAATAGAGCGCAAGGCCCCCGAAAACCCGCATTGACACCTAACCCTACTAGGCGACACTACTACCTATGGGCAAACGGAAGCCACCCGCCGACTTCATCTTCACCGATGACGACGAGGACGAGAACGTCACCGGGGGCGGCATCCCCGATGACGACGGATGGATTCACCTGGAGAAGCCTGCTGATGGATCTAGCCAAGGAGATTCTGGAGAGCGTAAGGCCGACGGAAGTAGGCCGCGGGTGGTTCGCCGCCCTCCCCGACGACCATCAAAACGCAATCCTCGAGGTCCGCGAAACGTGGCTGAAGACAAGTGAGTCGACCGGCGTGTCGGCCTCCCAGATGGCGAGGACGATCTGCCAGAAGCTCACTGCCCGCGGATTCAAAGTCCCAGGCTACCGCCAGGTGCAACGATGGCTGACCCGGAGCTGACCGCCGACATCCTGGCGACCGCCGCGGCCGGAGCCGCCCCGAAGCCGGCCCCCGACGCCGAACAGGTGACGCAGCGGCGCGAGGGCGACACGCTCGAGGCCCGCAGCACGTCCAAGCGGATCAAGACGGTCGAAGACCTCCTCGCCCACATCGAGGCGGATATGACCCTCTACGAGGTCGCCGCCAGCGAGGCGACCTCGTGGCAAGTGGCGACGGCCGACTCCGACGGGCAGCCGACGGTCACCGAACTGCACCGCGTCTGGGTGCGGCTCAAGCCCAAGGCAGGCCCCGGCGTCAAGGAGGCCGTCGAGGCCATGATCGCCGCGGCGACCCGCGACATCCGCCGGCCGAAGGCCAAGGCCCACAAGGCGCCCCGAGGGCTCTGGAGCGTCCTCGTCATCAGCGACCTCCACATGGGCAGCCGGTCGTGGAGACACACTACCGGGTGCGACTACGACCTCGGGATCGCCAGCGACATCGTCGCCAAGACGACGAGCAACCTGATCGAGCGCTCGGCTCGGATGCCGGTCACCCGCAGGACAATCGTCCTGGCCGGCGACACGATGCACTTCGACACGATCTCAGGCACAACGACCTCCGGCACATACCTGGACCGAGATTCCCGCATCCAGAAGACGATCGACGTGGCCGTGTCAGCGATCGTCGGCGCGATCGAGCTGTCTGCGGAAGGCGTCCAGACCGACGTGGTCATGGTGCCTGGCAACCACGATTCTGCGATGACCTGGGCGCTCCAGAAGATCCTGGTCGAGCGGTATCGGGACGACAAGCGGGTCAGCGTCAATAAGGAGTTCACGAGCCGCAAGTACCTTTCTAGCGGGAAGACGCTCCTGGGCGTCACACACGGCGACAAGGCAAGGAAGCGGCTCGCGGGCATCATGGCTCTGGAAGCTGCCGAACAGTGGTCGACTTGCACCCACCGGGAGTGGCACGTCGGCCACCTCCACCACCAGGCCGCCGAGATCAGCACCATTGACGGGGTGATCATCCGAACCCACCCCACGGTGGTCCCTGGCGATGCGTGGCACGTCGAAAACGGCTTCATCGGGGCTGAGCGGGCCATGCAAGGTTTCGTCTACGCCCCCGAGGGCGGGCTGCTCGAACTCCACATGGCCTACGTCCGATGAGCGACACCGAATGGCTGCGACTCGCCTGCCGCACCGCTGCCGAACTCTCGGATGACCCACGCACGCAGAATGGGGCCGCGCTCGTGGCGGCCGACGGCCGGCACGTCATCGGCTACAACCACGTCCCTCGCGGCGTGCGGCAGCACCAGCACCGGCTGACGGCCCCCGCCAAATACGCCTTCCTCGAGCACGCCGAGCGAGCGGCGATCTACGCGGCCGCCAGGGCCGGCATCCAGACGGAGGGCGCCACCCTCTACTGCCCCTGGTTCGCCTGCCCCGACTGCGCCAGGGCCTTGATCTGCGCTGGCGTCAAAGAGGTCGTCGGCCTCGCCGGCCACCGGAATGCGACGCCAGAGCGGTGGCTGGGCAACATCATAGTCGCCGAGACCATGCTGGCCGAGGCGGGCGTCGCCATGCGGTGGCTGGCCGGTGCCGTGGGGGAGACGATCCTGTTCGATGGGAGGCGGTTCGCATGCTGATCGGACTGTGCGGGGCCGCGGGGGCCGGGAAGAACACCGTGGCGGGCCTGCTCGTCGATGCCGACGGGCAGCCGTTCCTCCAGGTCGCCTTCGCCGACCCGCTCTACCAGTGCGTCTCCCTGATCACAGGGATGCCCGTGGAGCAGCTTCAGGACCGAAGCCTCAAGGAGCAGCCCATCGGCTGGCTAGACGGGAAGTCACCGCGTCAGCTCCTCCAAAGCCTCGGCACCGAGTGGGGCCGCGAGCTTGTTTGCCGTGAGATCTGGGTGCGGTCAACGATGGAGCGGATCAGGGGCGAGTCGCGGTCAGTGGTGATCACCGATGTGCGGTTCGACAACGAGGCCGAGGCCATCGTCCAGGCCGGCGGCCAGGTCTGGCGGGTGGTGCGTGGCGGGCCGTCCTGCCTGGACGCCGCCGCCGCCGCCCACGCGAGCGAGGCCGGCGTCAGCGACTATTTCGTCGCCAGAATCATCGCCAATGACGGCACCCTGGATGACCTCAAGGACGCCGTCGCCTCCGCTAAAATGTAATAAGGCTACTGCACAGCATTGTCCCCAGCGGAGGGCGCGAATGAGCGACCAGCCCTTGTCACTCGTCGAGTCAGGAATCCGCGTGGCAGAGCGGTTCGGCGTGCCCCTCGTCCTGCTGGTTGTGATGGTCTGGTTCCTGCGGGACGCGGCGGTGACCCTCCACGGGACGGTCCTCGTGCCGATCGTGAAGAGCCACACCGAGTTCCTCGATTCGACGCGGGAGACGCTCGGGGAGATGGGCAAGGCCCAGCTCCAGCAGGCCGAGACGCTTCAGGAGCTGGCGGCGGGGCAGCGGGAAATCAAGCAGGCGGTCGTGCGGAAAAACGGCCTGGCCGGCGACCAGGGGCAGTGAGGTGAACCCTTGGCTGATTTCGTACAGCTCCCAGGAGAACTCAATATTCGCTGCGTCCGCGCAGACGAAGTGAATGTCGCGGTCAATCTGAACCGCGACGTGACGGGGCACACCTTTGAGTCCTACGTCTACAACGCGACCCAGATCTTCGGGCAGGGCGGCGTCGGCGGGCTGAGCGGCGTCGGCACGACCGTGACGGCCCCGACGATCGGGATCACGAACCTGACCGCGGGATCGATGATCATCGGCCTCACTGAGGCCCAGACGAGCCTCCTGAGCCCTGGCAACAGCTACCGATGGTATCTCCGCTGGGTGGCACCCGGTGAACTGACCAGGACGATCCTGGCCGGCACCGTCACGGCGGTGGCCCCATGAGCGAGATCAGCGTCGTTGTCGTCGGCTCGACGAGCGTCAACAGCGTCGTCGGTAATGGCGACACCGTGAATGTGTCGATCGTCGGCAACGGCGGTGCCGTCAATGTGGCCATCGGCGGCGTCTCGCCAGGCAATGCGACGGTCGTCTCAGGCACGCTGACGATCAACTCGACGACGACGCTCAACGCCGGCACGCCGGCCTACGCGAAGAACGTCGGCACTGCATACGCCGCCAAGATCGATCTCGGCATCCCGGCCGGGCCTGCCACGCTAGTCACGGTCGGGAATACCACGACGCTCGCGGCCGGCTCAAACGCGACTGTCACAGGTACGGCCAACGGCAGCAATCTCACGTTGGCGTTCGGCATCCCGGCTGGCGTGGCCGGCACAAATGGCGTCAACGGAGTCACGC